TTAAGTTAAGACTAATACAAATCAGCGCCACACCCTGCGTACGTATGCCTGTGCCAGACAATGATACAGCGAATCCTGCCTCGCGAGCGAAGCACCCTCCCTGAGTGATCGGGGCAACAAGCGCGGTGCCGAGTTGATTAAATTCCTTCGTACTTAACACCAAAGCAGGCCGCTCTATTCCTTGCTCTTCACGCCCCACAACAGGATTGAAGGTAACAGAGACGATATCACCACGTTGAAAGCCTGGACGCTTTACCATACTTCATTTCCTTTAGGAGCACTTTCTTTCCAGATATCTATATCTGAGACAGGATCAGCATCGAAATCGCATTTCCTAATGAGATCTGTTAACAAATACTTAGGCTTCCCTGCTTTAAGCACCAATTCACTGCCTCTGACCTCCACAATAAGCTCTTGGCCTATCTGGAAATCCAGTTTCTCTAAGACCGGTGCAGGGATAATCATTCCTGCACTATTTCCCCATTTTTTGATAGCAACACGCATATACCCCTCCACTACATTAAGTATAACTATTGTATAACTTCTCGTGGTTTTCATCAAATAAATTATACATTGTCTATACTCAAAGAGATGAGGGGGAGGTGAAATCACTATATAAACAACAGGTTAAGAGCGAATGGCCTCCCTTTCTTACATCGCCTCAGGTTAGAAAACCTTTTTATGAGTATCCCTAACCACCTGATTAATAGGAGTTACTAATTATGTCTGGGCCACCGAAAACCCCGACTCATCTACGTTTAGTTAGGGGAAACCCATCAAAACGCCCAATCAATAAAAGCGAGCCACAACCGACAAAAGGGGTTCCCCCAACACCAAAGCATTTCAACAAGCAGGAAAAATACTGGTTTAAGGTTTTGGGCGAGCGTCTCGATAGTATCGGAGTGCTCACCGTGCTTGATGCTATGGCGCTTGAATTGTTGGTGGGTGCTTATATCGAGTGGAGACGTCACCGTGACGTTATCGAGCAGGAGGGAGAGTCTTACAAAACCACCTCGGCTGATGGCAGCGTAATGATCCGTCCTCATCCGCAAGTTGCCATGATGGCTGATGCGTGGAAGCGTATTTGCAGGATGCAAGCCGAATTCGGCATGACGCCAGCGAGTCGCTCAAAAGTCAATGTTAACGCAGCAGAGACCCTAGATCCGTTCGCGGCCTTGTTAAGCAAAAGGGAGGACTGATGGCAACGGTTGCCGAAGGTATCCGCTATGCCGAGCGCGTGGTGTCTGGCGAGATACTAGCGTGTCAATACGTCCGTTTGGCCTGTCTACGCTTTCTGGATGACCTGAAAAACGGCAAAGCGCGCGGCATTTATTTCAGCCAGCCTCGCGCCCAGCATGTACTTAATTTCTATAAAGTTATCCCCCACGTCAAAGGTAATCTTGCTGGTCAGTCGATTGATTTGATGGATTGGCACACCTTTATTCTGATCAATATTTTTGGTTTCGTTATTCCATTGATTGACGAGAAAACAGGTAAAATTGTTCTTAAGTCTGACGGCAGCGGTAAGCCTGTGATGGTACGGCGTTTTCGTACTGCCTACAACGAAGTGGCGCGAAAGAACGCCAAATCCACGCTTTCATCGGGTATTGCCCTGTACATGACGGGGGCTGACGGCGAAGGTGGCGCAGAAGTCTATTCCGCTGCGACCACGCGAGATCAGGCTCGTATTGTATTTGAGGATGCCAAGAGCATGATTAAAAAGGCTCCGCTAACACTTGGCCGCTTTTTTGAATTTAATAAGCTGGCTATCTATCAGGAACATTCTGCCTCTCGCTTTCAACCGCTATCCTCAGATGCTCACAGTCTCGATGGTTTAAATATTCATTGCGGAATCGTCGATGAGCTTCATGCTCACAAGACCCGTGATGTTTGGGATGTGCTGGAAACAGCAACAGGCGCACGTCTGCAATCGCTACTGTTCGGCATCACAACGGCAGGATTCAACAAGGCGGGTATTTGCTACGAGTTGCGAGATTATGCCATTAAGGTATTGCGTGGCTTTGATAGCAAAGCTGAAGGGGCAATCAAAGATGACACCTTTTTTTCAATCATCTACACGCTTGACGAAAACGACGATCCGTTTGATGAAAATGTCTGGTTAAAAGCGAATCCCGGCTTGGGTATCTGTAAATACTGGGATGATTTACGCCGCTTGGCAAAAAAAGCCCAAGAGCAGGTAACTGCACGTGTCAACTTCTTCACCAAGCATATGAATAGGTGGGTGACGGCGGAATCGGCATGGATGGACATGATCAAGTGGGAGAAATGCAAAGATATCGCGCCACAGCATGAATTAAATACTTATCCACTGTGGGTCGGCGTTGATCTGTCAAACAAAATTGATATTTGTGCGGCGGTCAAAGTCTGGCGAACGAATGAGGGGCATGTCCACGTCGATGGCAAATTCTGGCTACCCGAAGGACGGCTAGCGCGCTGCTCACGCCAAATGGCGGAAATGTACCGTAAGTGGGCGGCACTGGATAGGCTCAGCTTGACGGAAGGGGATGTTATCGACCATGCGCAAATCAAGGAAGAACTACAGGCTTGGGTGTCAGGCGAAAGCCTGAAGGAAATTGCTTTCGACCCGTGGAGTGCGACCCAGTTCAGTTTATCGCTTGCGGAAGAGGGCTTGCCGCTGGTTGAAGTACCGCAAACGGTGAAAAATTTATCCGAAGCCATGAAAGAGGTAGAAGCGCTGGTTTATAGCGGACGTTTGCACCACACACAAAACCCATTAATGAACTGGATGATGTCGAATATCACGGTAAAAATCGATAAAAACGACAACATTTTTCCCAATAAATCAACGCCTGAAGCAAAAATAGACGGGCCGGTCGCCTTGTTTACCGCGATGAGTCGCGTACTCGTTAATGGCGGCAACAAGACTGATTTTCTCTCAACACTGGATCCTATCGAAGATCTCCTCATGCTATGAAACATTTAATCATTGATATTATCGGGCTGGTCGGTTTTGGCTTGCTCTCCGCTGGGGTGTACCTGCAATTTGGTCTGCCCTGTTCACTGATGTTTTCCGGCGCTCTCGTGCTGGTGTGGGCGCTATTAGCCGCCATGAGGAGGAGACATGCTACTTGATGCCATTTTCCGCCATGAACCACTGGAAAACCCTAAAACGGGCATAATTGCCGAGATGGCAGAGACAGACGGACTATTCCGATCAGGTACTTACGTTAATCCTGAAACTGCACTGAAACTGGCCGCCGTCTATTCCTGTATCACCGTGCTAGCGTCAAATATTGCCCAAATGCCGTTGCATGTGATGAGAAAGACAGATAAAGGCGTCGATATTGCCCGCGATCATCCTGCTTTCTATCTGGTTCATGATGAGCCAAATACGTGGCAAACGAGTTACAAGTGGCGGGAATTAACTCAACGACATATTTTGGGCTGGGGCAATGGTTTTACGCGCGTGATGCGCTCTCGTCGCGGCGAGGTGCTATCACTGGAAGCCTGTATGCCGTGGGAAACCACACTGATGAATACGGGAGGACGCTATAGCTACGGTGTTTACAACGAACAAGGCCATTTTGCAGTATCGATGGACGATATGATCCACATTCAAGCACTGGGCAATAACCAGAAAATGGGGTTAAGTCCGATTTTGCAACATGCTGATACGATTGGCATCGGCATGAGTGGCCAACACTATACGGCTAGTTTCTTTGCCGGTAATGGGCGACCTAGCGGCATCGTTTCAGTAAAAGGAGAAATTAAAGACGACGGCTGGCTACGATTAAAGGCGCTATGGACCAATGCCATGTTGGCATTACGGCGTGAGGAGAATAAAACGTTACTTCTTCCGGCAGATCTGGATTACAAGGCGCTGACCGTTTCGCCAGTCGATGCACAAATCATTGACATGATGAAACTTAATCGTTCCATGATTGCCGGTATTTTTAATTTGCCGTCACATATGATTAACGATTTGGAGAAAGCCACCTACAGCAATATCACTGCGCAAGCCATTCACTTTGTACGCTATAGCATCATGCCTTGGGTGGCCAACTGGGAGCAGGAGCTTAACCGCCGTCTATTTACACGCGCTGAACGACGGGCGGGCTTTTACGTGCGTTTTAATCTTGCTGGCTTGATGCGAGGAACACCGCAGGAGCGCGCTCAATTTTATCACTATGCGATTACTGACGGTTGGATGAGCCGCAATGAAGCTCGTGCTTTTGAAGACATGAATCCGGTTGATGGACTCGATGAAATGTTGGTCAGTGTCAACGCCGCGAATCCCACGTCATTCTCAACTGAAAATGCAAGCAACAACAAAGAGGAACTGACCGATGTGTGACAGGGAAACACGCTGTTACAGCGGAGCAATAAGGGCGGAACAGCAGGATAGCCAACCCACGCGAATTATTGGCTATGGCTCCGTGTTCAATAGTCGCTCCGAGCCGCTATGGGGTTTTAGAGAAATTATTAAGCCCGGCGCATTTGATGGTGTGCTCCATGATGATGTCAGAGCGCTATTTAATCATGATGCCAATTTCATTCTTGGCCGCACAGGGGCAGGGACACTGGCGTTATCGGTGGATGCACGTGGTTTGCAGTACGACATCTGCGCACCCGATACCCAGACAATCCGCGATTTGGTGCTGGAGCCAATGCGGCGAGGCGATATTGACCAATCATCATTTGGATTTCGTGTTGCTCACGATGGTGAGCATTGGTATGAGGACGACGAAGGCATTGTAATACGTGAAATCCATCGGTTTTCCCGGCTTTTCGATGTCAGTCCCGTCACCTATCCCGCCTATCAGAATACGGATTCGGCTGTCCGATCACTAAAAGCCTGGCAGGAAGCAAAAGAAACAGGTGTGCTGCAACACGCCATCAACCAAAGAATGGCGCGCGAGCGTCTGCTGACTTTACTTAACATTTAAAGGAAACAAAATGAAACTCCACGAGTTACAACAAAAACGCCAGACTATAGCGACCGAGATGCGGGCGCTCAATGAAAAAATTGGCGATAACGCCTGGACGGATGAACAACGTACTGAGTGGAATAAGGCCAAGACATCGCTGCAAAGTATCGATGAACAGATAACCCGTGAAGAGGAATTGCGCCAACTGGATCAGGCGGTTGTCGATGAACGGGCCGACGAACAGCGCCTGGCACTGAATAAAGCCAACCCAGAACAGGAAAGCGCGCGACGCACCGCGGCATTCGACAAATTCTTGCGTTGCGGGCTGGCTGAGATGAGTTCAGAAGAGCGGCAAGCATTGAGAGAGCTTCGCGCACAGGGTGCTACGCCTGATGATAAAGGCGGCTATACCGTGCCGAAAATCATGTTAAACAAAATCGTCGATTCAATGAAGGCGTATGGTGGGATCGCCAGTGTTGCGCAAATCCTCAATACTGCCAACGGACAAACTATCATCTGGAGTACGTCTGATGGCACGACAGAAGAGGGGGAACTTCTGGGGGAAAATACACAGGCCAACGAAGGTGATGTTACTTTTGGTACGGCTAACCTTGAGGCCAAAAAGCTTTCCTCAAAAATAATTCGCATATCAAACGAACTATTACAGGACAGTGACGTAGATATTGAAGCCTATCTTGCCTCACGTATAGCACAACGCCTTGGCCGTGGTGAATCCCGGTATCTGGTGCAAGGGACAGGAAAGGGCAATCCTCAGCAGCCCAAAGGACTGGAAGTCTCCGTCACCGCAACGACCAACACTGCCGACGCGAAGAAATTTAGCTGGCAGGAGGTGCTGGCGCTGAAGCACAGTATTGATCCAGCCTACCACAAAGGCAGCAGCTTTCGGCTGGCGTTTAACGACAACACTTTAAAAATGCTCAGTGAAATGGAAGATGGTCAGAAACGTCCGCTATGGCTGCCGGACATCGTCGGCGTGGCTCCTGCATCGGTGCTGAATGTTCCCTATGTCATTGATCCGGCTATTGCCGATATTGGCGCAGGCAAGAAGTTTATTTACTGTGGCGACTTTAACCGCTTTATCGTACGGCGCGTCAGCTACATGACATTAAAACGACTGGTTGAACGTTATGCCGATTATGATCAAATAGCATTTCTTGCTTTCCATCGCTTCGATTGTGTACTGGAAGATTCTGCCGCTATCAAGGCGTTGGTTGGCAAGCCCGCTTAATCCCTGGACAACTTAAAAAACCAAGATGACCGCCATTTGCGGTTAATGAGATGGTCCC